AAAATTTCATTGTATTCCTCGGATTCAATTAAGTTACGGACGCGTCGTCCAAAGTCTTCAGACAGACCCGCAGTGTGCGTGCCCATGATGATTTTCTTTTCCGGGAACTTGCCTAGAAAATAGGCAGGGAACAAATATGATGAGAACTCTGACTTACCGTGACGTGGTGCAATGTTGATGATCACGCGCTTCTTATTGCCAGAGATCACGTCCTCAAATATCTTTGCGAGCTTCCTGTGGTGGGGTCCCACTTTGAATCCGGGGTAAACTGCTTTGGCAAATCCAAGGATGTTGCCTTGCGCCGCCAAAAGACTTGCGCGCTTTTCGCGCAGTTCTAAATCCGCAAACAGCTCCAGCTTTTCCGCCTTGCTCATGTGCGGAAGACTTTGTTGAATCAGCTTCGCTTCAAGCGGCGTCAGGCTGGTGATGCTCGATAGATCCATGCGTGTCCAAGTCTGTGATATCGTCTTTGGGAGTCAGGACGTCTACAACGTCCATGAAGCGATTGAGTTTGTCTTTGATGCGCTGATCCAGCTCATCGTCGCTTAACTCTGCTTTCTTAACTTCTATCTTCTCAGTGAAGAGTCCAACCTCAGTGATTTTACCCAACATGCCTAAAGCTTTAAGCCGGATGCTGGCGCTGGGGTTCTCGACTTCTTCTAATATCTTGGCGACGGCATAGCCTCTGAGTTCTTTGGCTTGCTGTACAAATTCCCAGTCATAGGCAGTGAGCATTCCTACAAGGTGCTGGACTGCGGCTGGAGTTTTGACTTCGGCCAGAGCTTGGTGTGTGATCTCAGGCGGTTTGGCAGAAACGATACTGGCAAAAGATTCGCGTGCTGCTTTGCTCTCAAGCTCGGTGGCCAGTTGTGTAGAGTCCACTACACCCTGTTCTTTTAACCAGTCTAGTGTATTGATCTTGGCATCGACAGCGGCGCTTACCTCTGCCTTTTCAAGCGGGGTAAAATCTTGGAGACTGGCGTGAACTTCTGGTTCAAAATCTATCAAATGATCTAACATGCGTAGGCCCTTGTAAACCTCGTTGTGTTTAGTGTACACTATATTACGACAGATGCGCAAGCAGTTGCCATTTGTTTCTCTCTCTTGGTTTTGCAAAGAACCATTCAGCCCCACCTAAGCGTGGGGCTTTTTTTATGTTGTGTTGTCTAACGTTTGACTCTGTTACTTTAAAATTTTTATAAAATGATGGGGGGTGGGTGTGTTGGGGGGAGTTTAGGTACTTAAGTATTACAGAAATACTTGGAATGGTTGTGGAACAGTGTTCATGGTCACCATGCCACCGTCATCATTTCTTGGGGGTGTGGGGGTATAGTGGGGTCTAAAGTTCTCAATTTTCGGGTCACAAAGCCCCGATATTAGTGCTTTCGCACTCGATTTGCTAGGGGTTCAAGGCATTCAAAACGACCCTTGCTTACAATGGCTTTAGCCTTGGGATTTCCCCTTGGCACAACTAGGAGTTAAACGTGAAAACAAACAAACAAAACGCATTCAAAGCATTAGACCAATTCGCCGATTCAAGAGCACAGCTCATTCAACGCATGCGTGATGCGGGCTACACAACACTTGAGGAGTGCAAGCCCATTGTGATTGAATGGGCATGTATCAAAACGGGCGCGACATTCAACGTGAGCAAAGCGGGCAAAGTGATGCTCGATTCATCACATGCGAAATACGAGGGCGCCAAAACTGTGGTGCGTGACGTGATGCACATGCTCGCGGGCACAACACGCAGACAAACCCAAGCCAAGAAAGAGCCCGCCGACCCATTCATCAAAGCAGTTGAGACGTGCGAGACCAAAGCCCAAGCACGTAAAAGATTCGAGCAAGCCATGCTCGCAAAATTCGGGTCACTGTGACCCGTTTTCTCAGGGCGCAGAAGCGGGGGCTTTCTGCGCTGTTTCAAACCTTGTCAAACGGAGATATTAACTATGCCTAAATTAACATACTGGTACTGCGCAAGCATCGGGGATTCTGATGTGTACTCAATCATCGCGAGAACAAAAAAGGACGCGATGTCCAAGCGTGAAGCGTACGGGGTCAATGACTTTGAGCCCCCAGTCAAGAAAACCCTCGACTACAAAGATGCCTTTGACCTATTCGACTTCGCGACAAGCGAAGGCGGTGGGCGGGGTTGCGGATCAACAAACTAAGGAAATTTTACCCATGATTACCTATAACTTCACACTTGCAGACCATTGGCTTTGCGCCATTATCAACGGCGATTACTCAGGACTTGAGGACGATGAGGCAAAAGCCCTCGATGCTTTCTTAGAAGACTTACCAAAACACTACCACTTCAAAGCCCCAATGCATGGCGTTTGGGATATCGTCTCAGACGAGGGGCACTTTGCCCGCGATGAGATCAGCGACTTGCATGCCAACTGTTTCGACTGCACTCTAACCTACATCTAAGGACTAACCCCATGGCTTATAAAATCACTTTCCTCTTGCGCACATACGGCGATCATCACGAACGGCGCTCCATCACTTGCGTACCCGCTCGCCTACAATCAACCCTCACCCGACTATCCAAAGACCGCAACGTCCGCGACATTTGGTGGGAAAAAACGGGTCACGGTGACCCGAAAAGGTAAAATCATGTGCTATCCAAACTATCCAAAGACTTGGCGAACTATCCTCACACACACGACACAAAAAAAATGGCGTGGTTATTGGCTGTCCGCTTTACCGTGTCTATCTATATCTATATTTAGAATATATTTATATATAGGAATTAGTTTCTTCACGGACACCCGCGTCTTGGATTGTTTGGCTTTTGTTTAATTAAAAAGTGAAAGAGCATTTTTTAAAAATGGGATATAGTCCGACACGGTATCCCCGCAACGCCCTGTTTATGGGCTTCTTTATGTGTCAGATGTATTTGGATACTTCGCCAAGTCTCTTGACTTTCCATGGATAGTTGATAAAATGATAGGACACTTTGGAGATTTTACCTATGCAATACAGACATTATATGGACCTCGACCCCAATGAGTTGCACAACGTGCTCATGAAACGGCGCATGCTCGACATCGAGCGCGATCACATCAAAGCCACCGTTGCCCGCCAACAAGCCGAACTCAGGAGCAACAACGCCAAAGCCAAACAACTCAAGGCATACTGGCAACAACTGATTGAACCCATGATTGTTGAACGCAAGATCATTCGCGCCATGTTGAATTACAAAGCCAAGGACGAGGACGACCCGCGCTATGTTGCGCTAACCGTTTACGCCATGGTGCTCGACAGACTGAAAGCATACTTTGACAACAGTTGGAAGCAGCATAAGATTTTACCCACCAAACTAGGTAAAGAAAAAAACATACCGAACGGAGGCATTCACTGGTCGGACTGGGTGCCAAGCAAACAAAGGCAGACGGTGCTTGAGTTATTCAGCGCAATACCTTACACGGCAAAAGCCAAAAGAAAGGAACCATTCGTGCGCACAATACCGTTTGACATGCACGTAGAACTCAAGGACAAGCTATACAACAGCACGATGAAAGAACTCGAAACCTTGGAGCGAGAGCAAACGATTGATAACGATGAATCACGCGCCGAGCGCATCGCAAAGATACGCGAAGCCTTGAACCGCATCGAGAACATGAACAACAACGAACCTGTGCCCCACACATGGCATGGGATGTTAGAAGAATTCGGGTCACTGTGACCCGTTTACTGGTGCTTGGCACTGGCTACGCCGAGCACCATCCTCAAACTAGCCAATGGAGTTAATCAAAATGGACTACACAATCCAAGACAGACACAACTTAGAAACCAACATCCACTGCTTGCAACGCGTACTGCGCGGCTCAAGACCGTGGTATCACAGAGAGTTTTACAAGTACCCCATGCACGAGGCCATCGCCTCCGCGATCAGACTGGCAAGACCAGACAACTGGCACTTGCTGACGCTTGAGCATCCACATGTATCGGTCGGAGACCCAACGATGATCGCATACACACGAGACGACAGAGCAGGTGACGCAGACCGTCAGGTCAAGACATCCATCGGCAAGTATCTGCGCCGACATTTCAGCGCCTTGGGAGATCATCAGATCAGGGACATCCAAGCCTTGCACACTGCATCGGGATGTAAGATTGTCAACACGATGGCCGAGATGCTGCATCACTTGTCGCGTGGTCCGCAGTCTTGTATGAAGTCGACCAACTTCAGCGTTGTGCATCCGTATCAGGTATATGACCCCGACTTGGGATGGTCGATGGCGGTGCGCGAGGAGGACGGCGATACCGTTGGGCGTGCGCTGATCCACACAGACAAAGATGGCAACAGACGGTTCGTTCGGTCATACACAAAGCCCAAGGATGGCGGGTACTCACACAGTGATACGGCGCTCGAAGCGTGGATGCAGAGTCAGGGCATCGCCAAGGACAGCGGATGGTATGGCGCGTATATCAAAATCATTGAGCGCGGGGGGTCAGTTGTCGGTCCATACATAGACGGTGACAGTCGTGAGGTTGTGCGTGATGGCCAAGTGTTTCGCATCGTGGAGGATGACGGCGAGTACCGCATGGACAACACTGGCGGGTATGCCGAGGAAGCCAGTCAGTACGATCACACATGCGAGGATTGTGGCGAGGGCTTTGATGACGGCGATGGTTACTGGGTAGGCGCCAGTGAGGACACATACATCTGCGACTCATGTTGCAATAACAATTATATGTATGTGTACGGACGCAGAGGTAATCAATACTATGTGCGCGATCGCTATACAGTCGAGGTCGATGGTACTTACTATGATGAGGACTATCTGTCCGACAACGATATTGTGTGTGACGTGGACGGCGAGTATCGCCATCATGACAATGCCATATACATCGAGAGCGAGTCCGAGTATTACCCAAGCGAGAGCGACCGCATCTGCTACGCCGAGGACACCGAGGAGTATGAGTTGCGCGAGAACTGCTGGCAATGCGATGCATCAGGCAACTGGTACACACTGGCGGGTGAGACCGCGTACAACATAGACGGACACGGTACATACCACATCGAGCACATGCCCGAAGAAGCAAGAGCTATTTTAGAAGGAGAATCAAAATGAAAAAAGCAATGATCAACGTAGTATTAGACAAGGCCTTGTCACTCAAGCGCCCACACAAAACCGAAACGAACAGAGCGTTCACCGAGTGGTTGGCCAACTGTTTACCCGAGTACCTTGCAGAGCGTGCGTTCATGGATGAGGTAGGCAACTTGCACGTAGACGCTCGCGTCACCATCGACAACCGCACATTGTTCGTAGCGCACGTGGACACCGTACACCGTGAAGAAGGCAAGAACAAGATCAGAAAGACAGACACGCACTGGTACGCTGACGGTGCTCCCCTCGGTGCCGATGATGGTGCGGGTGTTGCCTTGCTCATGCATCTCATACATGCAAAGGTACAAGCGTACTATATCTTTACCCAAGGCGAGGAGTGCGGGGGCATCGGTGCTAAGCACATCGCAGATCACTGGGGTAACTTGCTCGCTGAGTTCGACCGCGCGATAGCGTTCGATAGACGTGGTACAGATAGTGTCATCACGCATCAGGGATACGGTCGGTGTTGCTCGGATGTGTTTGCTCAAGCCTTGGCCGATGAGTTGAACGTGGATGAGCGCTTGATGTATCTGCCCGATGACACAGGCGTGTACACAGATACCGCAGAGTTCACCGACATCATCCCCGAGTGTACCAACATCAGCGTGGGTTACTTGTCCGAGCACACACAGAACGAGTCACTCAACATGGTGCACTACCAGACCCTTGCATCCCGCGTGATCAACATCGACTGGGATAACTTACCCACAGACAGAGACCCGACCGTGGTCGAGAGCAAGTGGGATACATGGGGCAAGACCGACTACGTGGGCGGATGGTCTGGGCATGGGTCGAGCTTTAGCAATCATGCTTTTTATGACGATGACATGGCGATGTATGACTTGCAAGACGCAATCATGGAAGCACAAGAGGGGCGACCCGACTGGCTCATGGACATGATGGCCGAGAGCATATACCCCGAGGACACACGCATGGCGGTGAAGTTCATCGACAAGAAGAAGCTGACCCATGACGTACTGCAAGACGCGCTGACGATGGCGTGGTACGCAGACCCCGATCAAGTACTGGCGGGATTGTTTGATAGTGCACATGCAACGGTGTGAGTTTTCGGGTCACTGTGACCCGATTTTTTTATTAAAGGAGAGAGAAGATGACACAGTTTGAAATCGCATTCATTGACGCATACGAAGAGCACGTGGGCGGATGCCCTCGTAACATAATTGAAACATTCATCACAGACAGAGCGGAGGATCACTACTACGCATACAAAGATCATTACACGAGCTTGTCCGATGCATATAACGTATTCAAGGCGGGTATTGAGTTTGGCCTGCACTATGACGGGGAGGATTAAAAATAATTAGTCTAACGCTTGACACGTTTGAAAACATGTGTATCATCAACCAAAAGAGAGAAAATCAAAATGCAAATAGAACTAATTGAAAACAAAAGCACACACCGCCAAGTCGTACCCTACGACACAGGCAAAGTAAAGATTGGGGAACTCTACACACCACCACCCCCGAAGATGGATGCGTTCGATGAGCAGATTCAAGCTGCATTACTGGGCATCCATCGGTGGGAAAACACACAACTGCGCAACGGTCTGGTCTACATCTTCACGGTGTTCATTGGGCTTGCGTTTCTTTTATTCTGGACTTGGGCGAGGGGAGGAATGAATCATGCCTGACTTACAAACTGCGCTCAAAGAAGCGCTCAATGAATGGGAACCCAAAGAAAACAAAGAGGAGAAACAAATGGAAACTAAACAACACCCACAATTTTTTAAGCCCACCAACAACGTCACACGCGAGACGTTCATCTATATCCAAACCCACTACGGATGCACCAGTATCCAAGTCAAAGACGCCTTGGTCGCAAGAGGGTTCAAGAAGAACTCGGTACATTCCCTCATCACGCAACTTGTCAACTCCAAGCAAGTCATCAGAGACAAAGAAGGTAGACTGGCTGCAATCGTGAATGAGTACGTGCCCATAAAGTCGTCTGCTAGAAAAGCAAAATCAACAATCACAAATCCAAAACTCACCAAAAAACAAAAAGAGATGGTCATGGAGTTAGCAATGCCCCCCATAGCCGAGGTCGAGGAGGGTACTAGGTTACACAGACCCGAGCGCAAAACGGATACTACCGAGCCCTTGACTGCGCAGTATGTGTTGCACCGTATCAACCTGTACGAAGCCAAGAAACTACACCAAGAACTGACCCGCATCTTTGAGGAGTGAGCATGGGACTGCTTGAGTTTATTATCTTAGCGGTGTCCTTGATCTGCGCTTTAATTGGCGCAGGCCTTGTGATGGTCTTAATTTGGTTAGCTTACATGGTGATGAAACATGACTAAAGAAGAAATCATAGAAATGGCCAATCAAGCAAAGTTACCTTACGACTATGTTGGCGGCGGTTTAATGTGGTTAGATAAACTAGAACAGTTTGCCAAACTAGTAGCAGAAAAAGAGCGTGCGTCAAATCATGCATACATTTATGAGTTGGAACGTGATCTAGAGGTGGCGCAAGACAAGATTAACGATTGTCTTGTATGTCTTAACTTTAACCCTCTAGAGGCGGCGCAAGATAAGATTAAAGGTTGTCTTGGAATTCTAAACTAT